TCAAGCCTCGCGTTTGCCGGTTCCTGGGGACGCTTTAGCCGCAGCGAGCTGACGTTTCAGCCGCGTTTCAAGCCAGGGCAGCAGGCTCTTGAGTTCGTCTGCATCTGACGGATCCTCAGCCCTCTCAATCAATGCATTGTAAGCACTGGATTGCTCGTCGAAGAGTGCATCTGGTGGGAGGGTTATGCCTTCAGCTTTGTGGAGGCTAGCGACCAGGCGTCCGACCGCGCGGAACACGTCTTGCTTTATAGTATGAAAGCTCGGCCCCGACGGAACAGCAGAGGTATCTGCGAACATCTCCCCAGCCCCGGTTAAAAGCCACTCTAGGCTGACACCAAGATCGGTTCGGTATCTGCTGAGCACGTTTGCATCCGGGGTGCGCTCGCCTCTTTCGTAGTACGCCAACGAAGCGCGGCTGACACCCAAAGACTTACCAAATGCCTCGCGGTCTTGGTCACCGAAATGGTGCCGGACTTGGCGCATCCGCGTACCCAGCTCGGTCTTTGACTCTTTTTCAGGTCTCGCCAAATCTCAATTAGCTACTATTGGTATTTACAAAATAACAAAAGTAGCTTATCCCCTTTTCATCGGCCCGACTGATCGGCCCGACTGGTTACACACAAAATCCAAAGAAAACGGCTTGCTGCAACAAACCGTTTTCACGAAAGGCACCCGCTATGGCCAAGCCTAAACAGGTTCCCAAAGGTGGCTGGGATCCGTTGTCCATAAAAGCCGAGTTGCATCGCCAGCAGATGACGATGGCCAAGCTCGCCGAGGCGAACGGCAAGGATCCCAAGTCCATGTCACACGTCTGGAAACGCCCACTCGCATGGGCCGAGGAAGCCATTGCGGACTTTCTCGAAACCCCCAAAGAGAAACTTTTCCCAGGCCGCTATCCAAAGACGACCGCCCGAATCCTTGATAGCAAATATGCAACTTATGCCGCTAGGCCAAAACAGATTGCATCTACGGACAGGGAGGCTGCGTAAATGGCCAGTTCCTGTCACCAAAGCTCGCCTGTCCAGGCACTGGCTTCTGGCTACATTCTCGCCAAGACTGCCAAATCCGGCATTTTCTATTTCTTCACGGGCGTGTTCACCACCGTCAACACCGAGACCGGGGACCTCCTCGTAGGAGAAACCGGCCTCTTTCCCGGCGACGCCTTCCTCTATGAAAGTCGACTGACTGCGCAGCGGATTGCCAACCAGCTCAATCGCGCTGGCATCGGCTCGCACTGGCATGCAGTTCCAGCTTCCACTCCATTTGAAATTCCCTTTGCGCCCTTCGCACATCCGGGCGTCAGGGAAACCGCGCCACCTGCGGCTTAGTGGTGGGATGCGGCGCTGCCGCTTTGCGCGGTGTCTAACCAGGATGCTGCGTTCCTCCCCAACTCACCGGGCGGACCACCAGGTCGCTCCTGCCGCCCGGTCTTTTTGAACGGCTTTCAAGGGGTATGTTCGATGGCCGAAACAACAATCAAAATCTCACTTATTGATGTTCCCGTGACCCGGCTTCGCCCGGTGGATCCGGATTGGGCTGCAACGCTCGCCGACATGATCCAGGAGACCGGTCATAAGACTCCTATCGAGGTTGTTGCAGAGGGCCCACGCTTCCGGCTGGTCGCTGGTGAACACCGCCTTGAAGCTTTCAGGCTTCTGAAGCGCAAAGAGATCACTTGCCGGGTTCTCATCCCAGCCACCGGCCAGCCCGCTGAAGAACTGCGGTTGCACGAGATCCTGGAAAACCTTGGCCGCAAGGATTTCAACTCTCTGGAGCGCTGCGAGGCCCTGTTTGAGCTGAAACGTATTTACGAGGCGATGCACCCGCAGACCAAACACGGTGGAAATCGCAAAGGCCAAACCTTTAAAAACAAACAGCAAAATCAAGTCGCAATTTTTGCGTTTTGCCAAAACGCTACCGAGAAGACCGGCCTTTCCCGCCGATCCGTCGAGCTCGCCATTCAGATTTTCGAAGGTCTCTCCGTAACTTCTCGCGAACGGCTCAAAGGCACTGCCTTTGCCGAAAAACAATCCGACCTCAAAGCGCTGGCGGAACTTGACCACGACGCCCAGGCAAAGGTCCTGGATCTTGTCGTGGGCGAGCTTCCAAAGGCTGGCTCGATTGCCGACGCCAAACTGCTTTTGTCCGGAAGACCGCCGGAAAAGGACACGGAAAAACTCCTGAAGCGGGTTGGCGACATCCTGCCGAGTTTACCTCGCGCCGCGCGGTTCGCCGTCTTCCGCAACCACAAGAAAGACATCATCGCTCTTGTGAAAAAAGAGGGCTGGCTCGATGCGTAGAGGCCGTCCCCCAAAAGACACACTTACCCCGGACATGTTCCTCGATTGGACACCGCCAAAGGTGGCTGTCGGTTTTGAGCCGAACGCAATCCAGGGCACACGGCTCGCCTCCCGGATCAGCCGCGCCGTCGCCAAGGCCCTCAAAGAATGCGACCGAAGCCGCGAAGAGATCGCGGCCACCATGAGTGACCGTCTCGGCCATAAAGTCAGCGTAACAACGCTGGATGCCTATGCGAGCGAAGCCAAACTCGACAACAACATCACGGTGGAGCGGTTCATCGCCCTAGTCGCTGCAACTGGCAAGACCGAGCTGCTCGGCTTTCTCGCCGATGACTTCGATCTGAAGGTCGTTCCGGCGAAGTACGAAAACGTCATCACCCTTGCGCTGATCGAAGACCACGAAAAACAGGTCTCTAATTTCAAGCGCACCCTCCAGGCAAAAGCATGGGGGCCCCGATGAAACTCTGGCTGACAGCGCAGGAGATAGCCGATCTCGGCCTGGAGGGGTTTCCGGCAACGAAACGGGGTGTTCAAAAGATCGCAGACCGTGATGATTGGGCAGCCACATGTTTGGCTCGGAAACGCCAGGGCCGTGAGGGCGGCGGAGGTATGGAATACCATATCGACCTCCTGCCGCTTGCTCAGCGCCTCGAATATGCCGGGACCTTTGTTCGGGTTGAGCGCGAAGACTACGAGACTGAAACCACCAACGAATTGAACCGGCGCGAACTCAGCACGCGGGATGCCCGGTTGATCTTGCTTAAGGTTGCGGACCGTTTCCGCAAGACCAGTGGCCTAGGTGCGTCGGGGTCTGATCATCTCTTCTGCCAGCTGTTTGAAGACGGCAAGGTGCCGCTCCCCGAATGGGTTCTTGAGCATGTAAAGAAGATCTCCACCCGCACCATGCACCGCTGGCGCAGTGATGCCCGTACAGATCAAAACCGTCTGGCCTATGATCCCGCCAATGCCCGCAAAGGCACCGGTGTTCTCGATCGGGCGGAAGGTGGAGCGGTTCGTACCTACTGCCTCGCGCTCTACGCTGAGAACCAGTTCCTGAGCGCCGAGCATATCCGCAATGCGGCGATCGCCAAGTATGGACCGTCTGTCCTGGTCGCAACGGCCAAAGGGCAAACCCGGAAAGCCATGCCCCCTTTAAGGACGTTTCAAAACGCTCTTAAAGGCTGGAAACATGAGCACCGCAACGAGCTGTTGCGGATGACCAATCCGGACAAATACAAGTCCACCGTCCGCATGGTGGCGACAGGCGGACAGCGTGTCGATCGACTAAACGAAGTTTGGGAAATCGATGCCTCGCCATCCGACGTGATGACCAAAGACGGTCGCCGGAACCTCTACCTATGCATTGACCTTTATTCGCGGCGCGTGAAGATCCTTGTCAGCGAAACACCGCGTGCAGCAGCTGTTGGCTTGATGATCCGCAAGAGCCTTTTGGCTTGGGGTGTTCCGGAGATCCTAAAGACCGACAACGGGTCCGACTTCAAGGCGCGGGCCACCACGCGATTGTTGGACAACCTCGGCATTGAGGTTGATGTTTCAGCAGCCTACAGCCCCGAGCAAAAAGGGACTGTCGAACGTGTCATTGGTACGTTTCAACGGGACTGTTCCGCCACGCTTCCGGGCTTCATCGGCCATAGTGTTTCCGATCGGAAAGTGATTGAGAGCCGCAAGGCATTCCACGCCCGTCTCGGCCTTCAAGATGATGTTCTTTTCAGTGTCGATCTAACCGCTGCCGAGCTTCAACAGCACGCCGATTGGTGGGCGGATCAGAAATACGCCTTCCGCGCCCATTCAGGCCTGAAGGGCAAGTCACCCATGCAGGTGGCCGCAGCTTGGACGGATCCGGTCCGCGCGGCACCGTCAGAAGAAACCCTGCGCGTCCTTCTGGCGCCAGCCATAGGCAAAGATGGGATCCGGACTGTCACCAAGAACGGCGTCCGGATCAAAGGCGAGTTCTACTTATCCTATGATGTCATGCCGGACACGCAAGTGTTTTGCCGCCAGAACCCTGATGATCTCGGGCGGATCTGGCTCTTTGAGCCGGATGGCGAAACCTACCTGGGTGAAGCGGTTTGTCCGGATCTTGCCGGTCTTGATCCGGTCGAAACCATCGCAAAGGTCCGCGCCCGGCAGAACGCAATCTATCGAGAGTTTGCAAAGCCGATCCAACAGGCCCGCCGCGAAGTCACCCCGCGCACCATCATGGAAGCTGAAAAACGAGCCTCCCAGCACAACGCCGATATCGTTTCGTTCCCCGGCCGTCAGGAGGGGCACACCACGCCCGCCATCGAAGCGGCCAAGACCGTTAGCCGGAAATCATCACCCCGCCCGTTGAGCACGGCTGAAGAGGCAGTCAAGGCGAAGTTCAGCAATCCAATGGCGGACCGCACGGCGGCACCGGAACCCCTCAACACTCTCGACACACCGGAGCGCCGTTGGCTGCGTGCCTGCCAGCTAGAGGACCGGATCAAAGACGGTCAGCAGCTCTCAGAAAAGGACGCCCATTGGCTGACTGGATACCAGTCCGGCGGCGAATATCGCGCCCGGAAATTGATGGAGGAACACAGCAACCAAGCAAACCAGTTGTAACGCCCGCGTACCCACCGGATGGGCAAAGAAAATGGCCCTGAGAGCTGCAACTCTCAGAGCCGTAAATCAAGATCAGACAGGATTAGAATGATCATGAACTCTCAAAATGTCAATGGCGGCGGTCTCGCCAAGCTTCAGAACGTCTGGCGCTTCATGACGTTGGTGGAAGAGCTGCGCGGGCGCGCTCCCCATCTCCCAGGCATCGGCGTTTTTCACGGTTACAGCGGCTACGGCAAGACCTTCGCCGCCATCTTCGCACAGAACATGACAAACGCGGCTGTGATTGAAGTCGGCGACAGCTGGACCCGGAAAACCTTGTTGCAAAACCTCCTTAGCGAATTGGGGGTGGACCTTCCCAAAAGCACCGTTATCCCGGAACTTGCCAAGCAAGCCATTATGGCTCTTGGCGACGATATCGGCCGTCCTCTCATTATCGACGAAGCCGACAAGCTCGCCGACAAAGGTATGCTGGAATTGATCCGCGAGCTGCAGGAACACAGTCAGGTTCCTTTGCTCCTGATCGGCGAAGAACAGCTCCCGGCGAAACTCCAGAAAGTGGAGCGCGTTCACAACCGGGTTTTGCAATGGGTTCCGGCCGAGCCCTGCGACCTCTCCGACGCCCACGCCCTTGCTGAAATCTACTGTCCTGGCGTGAGCCTTTCAGAAGGCTTGATCCAGTCCACGTTGCAAAAGAGCGAAGGCCGTGCACGGCGTCTGGCGGTGAACTTCAACAACATGAAGATCAAGGCCAAGAACCTTGGTTGCGATGAACTGACGGAAGAACAGTTCCACGCCTCTGAGTTCTATACAGGCGAGCCGCCTCGCCGCATTCGGAGGGCCGCGTAATGTCCATTCAACTTGAACTGACAGTCACGGCTGGCAAACCGATTTACCGGGGACACGATCACTATTGGAGCGTGATCCGGGACCTCGGCAAGAACGACAGTCATTTCACGGTCCGGGAAGTTGCGCTCAGAAGCAATGATCGGGATGACTATTCAATCTCGGACTTTGTCAAACGGCTCGCAAAGGCCGATTACATTGAAGTGGTCGATACTGAGAGAGTGCCGATCGACCGGGGAGGGTACTGCACCCAATACGTCTATCGCCTCCTGAAACGCCCGTCCGCGACCCCGATTATCAACCGGGACGGCTCCCAAGGATCGCAGGGCCTGCGCAATCAGCAAATGTGGAATGCAATGCGGTTGCTTCCGCAGTTCGACAAGCACGAACTCGGCATAGCAGCGACTATCCCGGAAACTGAGGTTTCGTCGGTCACAGCCGGGTCCTATGCGAAGCGTCTGGCCGCAGCTGGTTATCTTCAGATCCTCCGCCCAGGCGGTGCCAACCTGACCCGGATCTGGCGTTTAAAGCCGTCCATGAATACCGGACCAAGAGCGCCAAAGATACTCGCTGCCAAAGTTGTTTGGGATCAAAACCGGTCGGAAATCATCGGTGGGGCTATCGCCGAGGAGTGCGCGGCATGACCCAAACACTCACAATGATTGAAAAGGCTGAGTTGGCTTGGGGCGCCGGGTTGCCGGATTGGGTCCGGGAGCTCGCAGCTCTTGCCGATCGGGACGGCCTGCGTGGATGCGAAAAGCGTATCGGGTATTCAACAGCCGCTATCAGCCAAGCCATTGGCAACAAGTACCGGGGCGATATTGACAAGGTCGCCGACAAGGTTCGTGGAGCCCTTATGGGCGAGACTGTGACGTGCCCTGTGCAAGGAAAGATCGCTCGCAATGTTTGCCTGGACTGGCAAGGCAAACCGCGCGCTGTGACCAATCCGTTTCGCACGAAGGTGTATCGGGCTTGCCGAAATGGTTGCCCACATTCCCGCCTGAAAAACACGGGGGGCAACGATGCTTAGCACCGACCTCATCCACTACGGCTACATGTGCTTCACGGCAGCACAAACCCAAGAACACGATCGGCTGCAGGAGTTCACCAAGCGCCTTGGTGAAAGGCTTCTGGAAGCCGCCGAACGGGCCGAAGGCATGGAAACAAAGCCAGCTATCATTCCTTTCCCGACCGATCACGTGGTTGTGGACTTGAGCGCCGAAAACATCATTCCGTTTCCTAAAGTCAGGCTTCGTCCAGTTCCATCCAGCGACGGGGGAGCGGCATGAGCAAGGGATTTGCACCGCTCTCCTACCGGCAGCAAGCGCTGCTGATTGGATACGTATTGCTCGGTGAAGAGAGTGCATTCATAGGGCAGGAACTCGGCCTAACGGCGCAGCGTGTTGATCTCGAATACAAAGAGATCCTTGCAACTTTTGGGGTCTCAGTCTCTATGCCTGAACCCCATCCGGTCGCCCTCGGGGCCCCTGTTGCCGCACGCTCAGAGCCAAAGCCGGTTGAGATCCCGGAGCCTGTGTCACCAACCAAATGGCAACCTCGCCGGTTTCGCACGATAGCAGCCAAAAGCAAGCCGGTACCTGATCAACCGTGTGATCTGACAGCACAGTTAATGGGTGACCCGTCAGCGGCCGCATTTGAGCGTTCGCTAACTCAACCAGCGCCGTTCCGTCCTGAACCAAGATACAGCAAGAGGGTCTGAAATGGCCCGCCTCACAAAACCGTCCGAGTACGAGTTGAGTGAGACGCAAACCCTGCGCGACTGGCGGACCAGATTGTCGCGCAGGGTACAGCTTCGGCCCGGATTGATGGCCGAACAGGCCGAGTTAAGGGCCGTTACAAACGAACTTTTAAAACGTGAATTGGCCGCTTCCCAAAAGCCACAACATCAACCGCTCGGCGATGCCGGTGCCGTTGGCGGGCAGATGCAAGGCAGGCTTCCTTACAAGGATTGAAGCATGACAGCGATCGCGAAAATCCATGTCCTGAAAAACCAAGCCGGTTTAGATGATGACACCTACCGGGCCTTTCTGGAAAAGCACACGGGAAACCGGTCATCCAAAGACATGACCAATGGTCAACGTCTGACGGTCATTTCAGAACTTCAGAAGCTCGTGCCGGCAGAGTACCGCCCGGTGGCGAACGGCAAGTTTGCAAAGAAGCTGCAGGCCCTTTGGATCGCCGGGTACAATCTCGGGGTGGTCACCAACAAGTCCGACAAGGCCATGATTGCTTGGTTGAAGCGCCAGACCGGTCTGGACCATCATCGGTTTCTGTCCAAAGACGACGACGCAGCAAAAGCGATTGACGCTCTGAAAATCTGGTTCCGGCGTGAGACCGGGAACCCGGATCTGTTCACACGCGACAAGCTCCGGTCCCGCCTATTGAACGATCATCGGTTCCAGATCTGCCTGCACATCTGGACTGAGCTTGTGAAAAAGGATCGTCACCCATCCGGTTCTCTTGAGCAGCTGCTGCGCTGTGTCAGTGGAAAAGAGCGACCGGAGATGCTCAGCGACGGCGACTGGATCAAGGCGATGAACAAGCTCGGGGAAAACTACCGGCGCATGAGGAAGGCATAAGGAATGACCTCCTACTTACCCGGTATCTTGTCGGAAATCGCCGCGATCGTGGGCGAAAACAGCGCCCTTCTTATCGCCCGCGAAAAGGGCGGCGCGCGTTGCAACCTTCCGGCCGAACCGGGAAAGGAACATTGGCTCTCCAAACTGATCGGTCATGACAAGGCAAAGAAGCTGTGCCGGGAAATGTGTCTTGGCACGGCAGACAGTGACCGGCTGCGGGGCGTCTACGTTGACATTCCCTTAGGCCCAACAGGCTCGCGTGCCGATTTGCACAGGGCAATTGACAAGCTGGCCAGAGAGGGCAACTCTCAGGAGGTGATTGCCAGGCGCTGCGGTGTCTCCCGCCGCACCGTTCAAAGGCGGCTAGGTGACAACATGTCGGCCGATCCAGACCGACGCCAACCAGATTTTTTTGACCTTCCCAAAACGGGCTAAAATCTCCTGCCGGTGACAAGTGTCGCCGGTCTCGATTGAGTATCTGCCCAGCAAACTGATCCTCTCAACAAAAGGGGGGGTCAATGTCCCTTACCAAAACCAGCCTCAACCGACTTAAAGGCGTCCACCCGGATCTTGTGCGGGTTGTCTTGCGCGCGGCCGAGATCACGGGTCAGCCGTTTCAAATCACCGAAGGTGTGCGGACCCCTTCCCGGCAGCGCGAGCTTGTCCGGCGCGGTGCCTCCAAAACCATGAACTCCCGCCATCTGTCCGGCCATGCCGTCGATGTTGTTGCGATGGTCGGCAATCGCGTGTCTTGGGAAGTTCCGCTCTACTACCGGATCGCAGACGCCATGAAAGAGGCGGCTGAAGAACTCGGCATTCGAATAGAATGGGGTGGCGATTGGCGCAGCTTCTTTGACGGTCCACACTTCCAGTTGCCTTGGAAGTTCTACCGGAAAAACGACAATCCTGCGCTCTCCGAATCAGCACCTTTTGTTTCCGATCGGACGGAGGCGCTGACCCAGCGCATGCTGCGGATCGGAGATAATGGGCCTGCTGTTGAACATCTTCAAAGACAGCTTTTCAAGCTCGGCCATGGTCTTGCGATCGACGGGGGCTTTGGGCCGCGAACCCACCGTGCGGTGCAACGTTTCCAGCGGGATCAGGGCCTCGTTCCAGACGGCATCGTCGGCCCCAAAACCCGCAAGGCGCTGAAAGCTGCGGCAAAGAAACGGTAAGCGCCACCCACTCCAGCCAACCAACTTCAGGACCTCGAAAATGAACAGCACGAAATCTCTCTTCAAGTCGAAAACCTTTTGGGGCGCGGTGATCGCGATCGTCGCCAGCCTTGCCGGTCTATTCGGGTTTGAAATCACCGCAACAGACCAACAGGACCTCATTGGGCTGTATGACCAGGCGCTTGTCGCCTGGGACAGCATTGCCGTTGTGGCTGGCGGGCTCCTGGCCATCTACGGCCGGGTCACCGCAACCAGCCGAATAGGCTGATTTGCCATGAGCTGGATTTCCGCTCTCGGTGCTTTGCTCGGGTTCCTTCGGGAAGTCTCTGCGGGCATGCGGGAGCGGCAGATCCGTAATGGTGGCCGCGCTGAGGCGGTCGCTGCGTTTTTTACGGAGGCCACCAATGCCCTTCAAAAAGCCCGCACTGCTGAGCTTGATATGGAGCATGAGCTCAATGCTCATCCTGACCGGCTGCATGATGACGACGGGTTCCGGAGAAACTGACGGTCCGGTCCCGGATGTCGTGACCGCTTCCGCGAAAGACAAAAAGCAAGACCGCCTTCCGCTGGTTTATTGCGGGGCGAGCAAACCCTTTTACTGGTCCGAGGATGACACTCCGGAAAGCATCCGGCAGGCCAAAATTCATAATGTCAAATGGCGTGCGCTATGCGGACCGCAGATTGCGATCGCAGCGCAAAAGGCGGGGGCGTAATGCTCGACTACATCAAGGCCCTCGACGGGGTGCTCGGTATCATTGCTGTTGTGTTGGCATCCGCTGCAACATTGCACACGTGGCTGACCCGGCCATCCAAGGCAAACGCCGACAAGATCGCCGAGCTTCAGGCCATCAATGCGGAGTTACATGGTCGCATCTCGGATCTTGAAACGGTGATGAAGAACCAGCCGACCCGTGAAGACTTCCATGCGTTGAACCTCCAGCTCACCCAAGTCAGCGGCGACATTGCAACTGTGTCGGCCAATCTGACAGCGGTGGAGCGCATTGCGACCCGGATTGACGACTTTCTTCTCAACAATGGGGGCAAGTGATGGATTTCGCCGAACACTCCGCACAGGACGTTCGCCTGATCATTCTCAAGGGTTTGGCGGATGAAAATGACCACCGCCTGAATGAAACACTGGTTGCGCATCTCTTGCAGGCCTTCGGTCATACCAAGAGCCGGGACTACATCCGGACCCAACTGCGCAAACTGAACGAGCTGGGTGCGATCAGCCTGTTTGAGGTCGGGTCAGTTCTCGTCGCGCAGCTGAGACAGCCGGGCCTTGATCATGTGGAGCGCCGGGCGTTTTTGGACGGTGTTCTGAAACCGTCGATCGGTAACTGACCATGGCTTCGCGTCGCGGCCGGGGCCGCTTGTCCTCGATCGAGAAACTCCCGCCCGAGTGCGATCACATCATTGCAGATGCGGCGCGGGATCTGCGCGGCCGGGACAAGACCCAAACGGAGATCTATGAAAATTTCTATCGCGAACTGCAGAGCTTGCAAAAAGAGTATCGCGGCGAGCTTGAATTCACGATCCCGTCGTTCTCATCGTTCAACCGCTATGCGATCAAACAGGCGCATCTAACCCGCCGCCTGGAAGACACCCGCACCATCGCCGCCAGCATCGCCGAGAGCTTTGATGCTGAAGCATCCGACGATCTGACCTTGATTGCGGCGGAAGCCCTAAAGACCCTCATCTTTGAATTGTTGACCGACGCCGGGGAAAGCGGCATGGCACCAAAGGAAGCCATGAACCTTGCCAATGCGCTGCATAAGGCGACCGCTGCACAGGGCATTTCCAGCAAGCGCCGCAGTCAGGTTGAGGCAGACTTTGCCAAGAAGACCGACGCGGCCCTGGAGAAGGTGGCCAAGGCGAAAGGTCTGTCCAAGGATGCCGTTGCCCAGCTGCGGCGTGAGTTCTTGGGGCTGCGGGCATGACCGCAGCCACAGTGAACACTCCGGTCCTATCCCGTGACCCGTCATCACTTCCGCCCGAGCTGCCGCGCGGTTCCGATATTCCGGAAGATCTCGACCCGTTGGCGGCCGGGATCTTGATGGATCATCAGAAAGAGTGGCTCGAAGACAAGTCGGATCTGAAGCTGTGCGAAAAGGGTCGGCGCACCGGGATCACATTTGCCGAGGCTCTGGACGATACCTTGACCGCAGCGGCAAGCCGGGAAGCTGGCGGCGATAACGTCTTTTACATCGGTGACACCAAGGACAAGGGCCGCGAGTTCATCGGCTATGTCGCGCATTTTGCAAAGGTCGTTTCAGGCGAGCTGGCGGACGTTGAAGAGTTCCTTTTTGAAGATCAGAAGGAAGACGGATCAACCCGTCAGATTTCCGCGTTTCGTATCCGCTTCAGCTCCGGTTTCAGGGTTGAGGCCTTGTCATCCCGCCCGGAGAACATTCGCGGTCTTCAGGGTGTGGTTGTGATTGATGAGGCGGCTTTCCATAAGGATGTGCGCGAGGTCCTGGACAGCGTCAACGCCCTTCTGATCTGGGGCGGCAAGATCCGGATCATCTCCACCCACAACGGTGTCTTGAACCCCTTTAACGAATTGATCCGGGAAGCCAAGGCCGGGAAAGTTCCCTACAGCCTCCATTTCATACCCTTTGAAACGGCCATTAATAACGGTTTGTTCAAGCGCGTTTGTATGCGCAACGGCGAGGGGTACACAAAGGAGAACGAGGAAGCCTGGGTCGCCAAGATCCGCAACGCCTATGGTGCGCGCAAATCGAAGATGCGCCAGGAGCTGGACGCGATACCGGCCGAGGCCGAGGGCTCAGCCCTTACACGGGTCCAAATTGAAGCCTGCATGAAACCCGGCATTCCGATCCTGCGTTGGGATTGCGACGATGATTTCAAGAACGCTCCGGAGCACATCCGCAAAGCCGAGCAGCTGGATTGGTGCCGGGAACACATAGATCCGGTGGTTAGGAAACTGGATCCTACCCGCCCGCACTGCTTTGGGGTGGACTTTGCCCGCAAGGGCGATCTGACCTTCATGCTGTTTTTTGAGATTGGCCGGGACCTGGTCAGGCGCACTGTCTTTGCGATCGAACTGCGCAACGTGCCGTTTGACCAGCAGCGCGATGTCCTCTTTTACGCCGGGGACCGTCTCCCGCGCCTTGCCGCTGGCGCTTTGGATGCCACGGGCAACGGTCAGTATCTGGCAGAAAAAGCCGCTCAGAAGTGGGGCGAGATCATTCAAGAGGTGCATATGACCGCCTCTTGGTACCAGGCCAATTCGCCCGTCTATATCGAAGCGTTCAGCGACGGGACGATCCTGCTTCCGCTGGATGAGGATGTTCTGAAGGACCATCAGGCGCTCAGCTACGTCAACGGCATAATTCGGGTGCCGGAAGATATGAGGTTCAAAGGCGCAGACGGGTTCGATCGGCACGGTGACAGTGCACCGGCCGGAATCCTCGCCTACTTCGCCTCCCGGCAAGCTCCGGTTTCGTACGACTACACGCCAGTAACGGAAGCCGGTGCCCGCGATCACAAGGGGCGGCATGCAGATGATGAGCCCGGCTATGGCGGCATGGATTATCAACGCAAAGATGGGCTTTATTGATGGCTGACCACGTTTTTTATGATCGTCACGGGCTCCCGATCAAAGCCGAGCCGAAAGCCCTTTCAAAGGAGACCGACTTTACCAGCGTCGGGCGCTTCAGCCGGAGCTTCGACGAAAGCATTGCCTCGGGCCTGCGGCCGCGCAACGTTCCGCGTATTCTGAAGGCGGCGAACGATGGCGACATGTTCGACTTTCTGACCCTTGCCGAGGAGATGGAAGAGCGGGAGCCGCACTACGGCTCGGTCCTTGGAACGCGTAAGCGGGCTGTGTCGTCGATCGACATGACGGTGGATGCAGCCAGCGAGGCCGAGGCGGACAAGACCATTGCCGAAGCGGTCAAGATGCTGGTTGAGCAACCGGACTTCATCGACATGCTGGACGATGCGCTGGACGGGCTCGGCAAAGGCTATGCTGTTGTTGAGATGATGTGGGACACCAAGTCGCCTCTCTGGATGCCCCGTGACTTCGTGTGGCAGGACCCACGTCTGTTCCAATTTGACAAACAGAAAAAGCGCACGCTTGAGATCCGCCAGGAAGGCAACAAGGACGGCTTGCCGCTCGCACCGGCCAAGTTCATCACCCACATGCCAAAGCTGAAGAGCGGCAAGCCGGTGCGTGCCGGGCTTGCCCGCGTGGCCGTTTGGTCCTTCGTTCTCAAATCCTACACGCTGAAGGATTGGGCGCAGTTCTGCGAAATCTTTGGCATGCCGCTGCGTGTCGGCAAGTACCACGCCAACGCATCCGATGAAGACAAGCGCAAGCTCATGCGGGCGGTCATGTCGATCGCCTCGGATGCAGCCGGAATCATTCCGCAAGGAATGGACATAGAATTTGTTCAGTCCGGTGCGCGCGGCGGTGACAGTGTCTTTGGGCATCTGGCCAAGTTCCTGGACGAGCAGGTTTCCAAGATCATCCTTGGCCAAACCATGACGACGGACAATGGTTCGTCCAAAGCCCAGGCCGAGGTGCACAACGAGGTCCGCCTTGATGTAAAGGCCGCTGATGCCCGGCAACTGGAGGCGGCACTCAACAAGGATGTGATCCGGCCATTTGTTGACGTGAACTTTGGCTTGCAGAAACGCTACCCGGCCGTTCGCCTGCCAGTGCAAGAGCCGGAGGATCTGGAACGCCTCTCCAATGTTCTCGCCAAACTGGTGCCGCTCGGCTTGCGGGTTTCAGCCGCGGAAGTGCGCGACCGGGCGGGCTTCTCCGATCCGGACGAAGACGCGGAGATCCTGGGCGCGCCCGCCGAAACCGGAGCTGAAGAAGACGCGGACGCTGCCCGGAACCGGCGCAAGGCGACGAACAACGTCCACGCTGCCGACGATCTCCTGGAGGAAATCGGAGCCGATGAACTCGGCCAATGGGAAACCCAAATGGACCCGCTGCTTCAGCCCGTGCGCGACCTGGTCAACGGTGCCGGATCTTTCCAAGAGATCCAGACCGGTCTTGAAGGTTTGACCGCAGACATGGACGACAGCGAACTTGCACGCGGTCTCAACCGGGCACGGCTGAAGGCGCGCGGCGTCGGGGACGCAATGGATTGAGATGACCTATGACTTCACATCCAGACCCGCGCCGGAGGTTACCCGGTTCTTTGAAGAAAAGGCGCTCAAGCCATCCTTCCACTGGCGGGATGTCTTGCCCGAAGAACACAGCTTTGCATTCACAGTGGCAAAGGCAGTCAAGGCCGAGGTCCTTACCGAGCTTCGCGATGCAGTTGCCAAAGCCATCCGGACCGGCCAGACGTTAGACGCCTTTAAAACGGACCTTGAACCCACTTTAAAGCGCCTTGGATGGTGGGGAAAACAGAACCTCATTGATCCCAAAACCGGGGAGCTGATCGCCGCGCAGCTCGGATCACCGCGACGGCTCAAAACGATCTATTGGGCGAACACGCGCACAGCCCGCGCTGCCGGGCATTGGGAACGGGCTCAGCGTACAAAGCGGGTCTTGCCGTATTTCATCTATCGGATCGGCCCGAGTGAAAACCACCGGCCGCACCATGTGGCCCGCGAAGGAACCATCCGCCCGGTTGACGATCCGATCTGGGATGATTGGTTCCCACCCAATGGCTGGGGCTGCAAATGCTGGATCCGGCAAATCAGCCAGGAAGAAACCGACACGCGCGGCGGCGTTAGTGATCTGCCCGACATTCCCCTGGTCGAAGTCCTGAACAAGCGCACCGGCAAGACAGAGTTGATCCCGCAAGGAATTGATCCGGGCTGGAACACCAATCCCGGCAAGGCGCGGGCAAAGAACCTGATCCCGCATTTCAACGCCAAGCTGGAAGACGCTGGCAGTGCTTCACCTGCAATTGCCAAAGCCGTCTTGCAAGAGTTCTGGCAATCGCGAGCACCGGAGGCTTACGCCCGGATGAATGAGCGGGTGCATCTGCCAGTGGCCTATGCGCCGGATTTGGCAAATCGTCTGAAAGCACCGTCCGCTTTGGTGGTAGTGTCCAATGACACGTTGGCTGCAAAGATTGGGAAACATGCAGCGATCGACACGTCGGGCTTTGGTCAGGTTCAGCAGATGCTGGAGATCGGCACTGCGATTGACCGGCGCGCCGACAACAAGGGCATCAACTTCTGGATGGATCAAGGCGGCTACTTGCGGCGCGTTGTTTTGCGCCAATCGGCCGAGGGCTTCCTCTACATCGGCACACTGTTTGTATCGAGTGCCAACTTGTTTGCAACCCACGCGTCAAGATATGGTATTTGGCAATCTGAATAATGTGATGTTTTGGAGATTTGTTGAATGAAGGAGAAAGAGCGGCGGGTTTTAACGCTCACTGTGTTGGGATTTGCACTGGTAGCGTTGGCAACGCTTTTTATTATGAGTCGCACGAGTGACTTGAGCATTGTGGGTATTTTGGTTGGGATCGCTATTGCGGTCGTATTTTTCCCGTTGTCCGCATATCTCACGCCATCGGAACTAGAGACACCAGCAATAGGAACAGTGAAACTTAGACGCCCCACATCACTGACACGGCCGACAGCGGTGGGCTTTTTAGCAATGTCAGTGATCATTTCGAGCATTGTGTTGGCAACATTTGCAGATGCCTACAATTTCATAATTGCGCTTTTGCGAAGTTACGATGAGTTGGTAGTGAAGACCAGCCGAGCAAGCTTCGCGCTGCAAGCTGTGGTCGGGGGACAACTCTTCTTTTTGTTCATGTTACCATTCATCTGCATAGCGGCTTTTTGGGTCGGGACGCGAGCAGGTCAACTGAGTTTTAAATTGTGCTTGTTGTCAGTTTTGATTTCGCTTGGTTTGTTTGTCGTATTGAACCTGGTGCTTGAGTTTTGGCAGGGCACACTTTCCATAGAATTGGTGATGTCATCAATTTTCAATGAACCCGAACACTCGGGACCTAGGTTGTTTGCTGAGAAAGGTGCTTTGATATTTCTCATGCTGTGTCTGTTGGCTGTACTATCGGCTATTATAGCCGCGCTTCAGTGGATGTTTGTAAAGCTTGGATCAAGATACAGCTGGGTCAGAATCGAGCAGTGCTGAAAGGCCGGAGGAAGGACAGCTACATCTTCCGCAGGTTCGAGCCTGCCACTGGTTTGCCCGACTGGTTGTGTTCGTATCAGATTTCGCGCAAGTTTCCAACAGCATTGCAAAATGGGGATCAGTTACATGCGTGAACGATTGATTGAATGGTTGGAGTATCAAGAAGCACAGCTCAGCGACCAAATCAGAGTTTTGGAAGAAGGTACGGTTCGTACTGGTAGCAAGACCGCGAATGAACCTTGGATCGATACAACTGCGGAGAACTTGGAAAGAGCTCGGCAAATGCTGGAACAAACACAAACCCATTTAGAGGCACTCCGCTCTGCAAGTGAAGGCCGGGAAACCAGCGCTTGATCAGTTTCCTTCGATACAAATGGGGGCTTTGGAAACTGAATGGTAAGAAGCGGAAAATAGCGCGCCAATTCAGAGCCTCTCACCGGGCCGCTACTACCGAGAATGAGCGTCAGGGCGTTTTTGCTGAGAGTCACATGCTTAATACTGAGATCCATTGCGACATCGCTAGGCTTCAGACTGAACACTTGGTTACGCAAGCCGAAAACCTGATGTTGCCAGTACCTGCCCGCACTCAGGCAAATGGTTGTTGGGAGCAGTTGCTTCCAATGGCTAAACTGACTTTGACCATAGAGGCTAGAAACCAGCTGCTATCAAGAATTAGGGAGGAGCAAAAAGCCAGGACTGAAGCATGGCTTCGCTGGGTCCCACTCATCACCGCGCTCACTGGATTGGGTGGCGTGGTGATCGGGCTGGTCTCGTTATTTTAATTGATTGCTCAAAAATCGCCATACAAGCCGCTGGAGAGGCGTTTGCGGTTCATGATGCGCAAAAAATCCTCGCGCGCGTTCTACCCTGTTTAAACCCCGTTTAACGGCGAAGCGATCCAGCGCCCGAGGGTGCAACTTGCAATCGGAACCGGTTTGGGGCCACAAATAGGTATCCAAGGCGGATTAAAGACCCAAGCCGGTGACATATGTCGCCGGTTTTTTTGTGCCCGGCGTCTGCCAGTTTTCGGGCATGACGAAAACGAGCCCCATTGCTGCAATCGCGATTGCCCTGAACACCGGTGAAGAGGGAACGGTCCCGGAGTGGATCCAGCTTCTGCCCGCTGGTCAAACTGTGGCTGGCTACGATGGCCGCACGTGGCTCAATGACCGGCCGGAAGATCTCTTGGCCATGTTCGATCGCCGCCCGTCCGGTCTGCCGATCGACTTTGAACACGGCACGGAAGAGTGGCCGGACGGCAAGGCCAAGGATATTGCCGGTTACATCGTCGAGTTGGATCTCAAGGACGACGGTTCGCTCTGGGGCAAGGCGGACTGGACCGAGCTTGGCCGGGAGAAGGTCGGCTCTCGGCAGTATCGCCATGTCAGCCCCGCGTTTTTCTACGAGACCAACACCAACCGGATTTTGGAGCTGACCTCTGTTGCTCTGACGGTTGATCCGAATTTGCAGCTTACCGCGCTCAACCGGCGCGGCCCTTCCCCTGAACCAAACACAAGCGAGAGCACCATGGACAAGGAAAAGCGCCGCGCGCTTTGCCGTTCCCTCGGTCTGGCTGATGAGGCGTCGGACGACGCAATCATCAAGGCCGTGGAGGAACTGGACGCCGGTAAGGCCAAGGCTGAGAACGCGGCCCAAATGCCGGACGTTGAAAAGTTCGTTCCGCGTTCCGACTACGACAAGGTGGTCGGCGAACGCGACACGGCTTTGAACAGCCTGAAGCAAACCGCCGACGCGGAGATTGCCGACCTGGTCGATCAGGCGATCAAGGACGGCAAGATCGCTCCGGCTTCGAAGGACTATCACCTGGCTGCCTGCCGGTCCGGTCTTGAGGGCTTGAAAGGCTTCAAGGCCTTTATCGAAGGCGCGCCCGTTTTGGCCGTGGCCGCGAACAGCGGCTTGGACACGGTTGACCCTGGCAAGGGCAAAGCCTTGCTCTCCGCCGATCAAATGAAAATCGCTGATCAACTTGGCCTGTCGCATGACGATTTCGCCAAGGATCTGGCGGCAGACAAGGGAGCCGCCTGATGCTGACGTCCAGACAGAAAGTTTATAAGCGCGTTGGCCGCACGCCGAGCCATCCAGTTGCGGCTGCGACCAAGATCTTTGGTGGGGCACTTGCCGTCCTGGAAAACGGCTTTGCCACGCGTGGTCGTACCGCCACCGGGCTTGTTGCGATCGGGATAGCCATCACGACCGCCGACAACAGCTCCGGCGCGGATGGCGATACCAACGTCACCGTTGAGCGGGACGACTGGTTCCGCCTTGGGAATGACGTTGGCGATCCGGTCACCCGGTCTTCCATCGGTCAGCCTTGTTACATCGTTGACGATGAAACCGTTGCCGCAACCGATGGCACCAACACCCGGTCGAAAGCTGGAACCGTGCGCGACGTTGACGACGTCGGCGTTTGGATCTCGTTCGACTGATCAGCCTTTCACCCGGCTGTATCGGCCGTTAGCGGAGACTTTTCAAAATGGAACTCACCGGAGCAAATCTTCAGACGCTCGGCGTCGGCTTCAAATCGAATTACCAGGCGGGCTTTGATGAAGTTACGCCCACCTGGAACATGGTGGCCGAAGAAATCTCTTCGACTACAGCTCAAAACGAATATGGCTGGCTTGGCCAATGGCCGTCTTTGCGCAAGTGGGTTGGCGACCGTGTCGTCAAAGCCGTCGCCGCGCACAAATACGCCATCGAGAACGAGGACTTTGAAAACACTGTCGGCGTTCTGAAAAAGCACATCGAAGACGACAACCTCGGCGTTTATTCCAAACTCTTCCAAGCACAAGGCCGGGCAGCGGCCCGCTGGCCAGATGAGTTGGTCTGGCCAGCGCTCGCAGCCGGGTTCAGCACAGCCTGTTACGACGGGCAGAACTTCTTTGATACCGACCACCCGGTTGGTGACAAAGCCGAAGGTACTCTTCGAACCGTCTCCAACATGCAAGCTGGTGGCGGCGCGCCCTGGTTCCTTATGGACACCACGCAGGCCTTGAAACCGATCATCTTGCAAATGCGCAAGAAACCTCAATTCGCTCAGATGACCGATCCGAACACAACGGAGCGGGTCTTCATGAAGAACGAGTATCTGTACGGCATCGAAGCCCGCGCCAACGTTGGTTACAGCTTCTGGCAAATGGCGTTCGGCTCCAAGGCGGACCTAACAGAGGCCAACTTCAAGTCGGCCTATCAGTCAATGACTGACCTTCAGAACGATCAGGGCGGCAAGCTCGCGATCAAGCCGAACCTGCTGGTGGTTGGGTCTTCCAACCAGTGGAAAGCGCGGGAGCTTCTGGAACAGGCCCGCAAGACGGGCGGTGAAGACAACATCCTGAAAGGGATTACCGAGCTGTTCGTCTCGCCGCATCTCGCCTGACGCAAGCCCAAAGAACTGGGCGCCAAGATCCGGACGGTATCCGTCCGGGTCTCTTTGGAGACCAACCATGACCAAAAATGCAGAACAAGACGTGGTCACTGTGACCGCGAGCCGTGACCGCTGGCGGATTGGCCGTCTTTTCAAGGCAAAAGAGCCGGTGCCGCTCAATGTAGCGGAGCTTTCCGAAACCGAACTTCAGCGCCTGGAAGACGATCCTGTCCTGTCCCTGCGGTTCGGTACAGCAGATGCCACAGCTGACGATCCGACCGGCACTGAAGAGGACGCTGGAGCTGCCATCATCAAGGCCGTTCTGGAAGACTTGACGCCGGAAGACTTCAACAAGGATGGATCGCCCAAGGTTGCTGCGATCGAAGCCGCGATCGACCGGGACCTGTCCAAGGCTGATGTCACCGCAGCTCTTGCCGGTTTGACCGATGAGCAGCGCGACACGCTGAAAGCACGTCTGGAGGCACCCGGCGCGTGATGGCTTATGCAATCGCACAGGACTGGCTGGAGGCAGAGGAAAGCCAAAGCTTCATCGGGGATACCGATGGAGACGGCGCGGCTGATGTCTCCGGCATTGACAAGGCCCTGGTCTCCGCCAGTGCCGAAATGGACGGGTGGCTTGCGAGCCGCTACCCGGTTCCCGTGATTGACCCGGCAGCAATCCCGGTGTTGAGGGTCCATGCGGTTGCGATTGCCACCTACCATCTGGCGCGCACTGCCAATGAGGTCACTGAGGACATCAAGGAACGCTACAAAGCCTCGATCGACTATCTCAAGTCGGTGGCCAAAGGCGTTGCCGATCTTCCGGTGACCAAACAGGGCACAGGGCAAGACGAAAACGGGCCTGCAGCTGCGACCACTTCCGATGTTCAGATGATCGCGCCGGAGCGCCAGTTCTCCCGCTCAGAATTCAGCGAGTGGTGAGATGAGCGGATTTCAGTTCATAACCTCTTTCCAGTTTGACGAGCCGATTGCGGCCCTTGATCGCGCGGCCGGGCTGGACAAGTCCGAGCTGCTGGACGGTCTGGGTGCGCTTGGTGCCAGCCAGACCAAACGGCGGCTGGAAGAGGAAAAGACGGGACCGGACGGCGAAGCCTGGCCAGCGAATGCGGAAGGCTCTTCCCTTCTGTTTCAAACAGGGGCGTTGGCGGACAGCATTGATCACCAGGCCGATGGCTCTGATGCGGTCGCGTGGGGATCTGCCCTGGTCTATGCCGCCGTCCACCAGTTCGGCGCGGTAATCAAACCGGACAGTGCTAAGATCCTTGCCTTTTCGATCGGCGGCAGTCCGGTCTTTGCCAAGGAAGTCACGATCCCGGCGCGGCCCTATGTGGGGATCAGCCAGGACAATGCCCGCGAGCTTGAAGGTGCGGCCCTGCGCTTTGTTGGGGAGGTGCTGCAATGAGCGGTCTGATCCAACCCAAAACACTCAGCGATATTCAAGGCGCGGTTGCCACCTCCATCAAATCTGCCGAGCTGCTGGCTTCCAGCGCGAAGGTTGAACCGTCACCCGGCATCTTGACCGAAGCGTTTCTTGCCAAGAACGCAGTCCCGAGATCTGGAGCCGCCTTTGTTGGGATCGGCCGGATTGCGGAAGTGGGCGCACATGCCAACGGCGCGCAGAAGATCGTCTTGCGCCTTGGTGTGTTTCTGGTGCCGCCCTCTGAGCGCCGGGCAAAACAGTCTGGCGATCTCGCTGACCTGGTTGGGGCCGCAACGCTGTTTGTTGACGGCAACCGCTTTGGCCTTGCTGGTGCGAACAAGCCGTCCGGTCTCTTCGCCGCCAATCACTATTCGCCGTCCCTGGACAAGAAGGGCACCACGATCTGGCAAATCGAGTGGCAGCAAACGTTCCACCTGTTTGATGTGCAGGGTGCTGTGACGCAGCGCCAGACGGGAGGGCCTGATGCCTAAGTCGGACCCGATGCTGCAGATCCTTGAGCGGTTGGCCGAGGTTGAACGCCGCCAGGCCAACGTCCTTCGCAAGGTGAAGGTCAAGGAAAACCGCAACGGCAAGGTGATCGTTGAAGATGGGACCGGCTTTGTTTCCGGTGAACTGTCGCAGGTCTCATTAAGCGCCGGCGCATGGAAGATTGACGCGCCAGCGGATGCGGGCGCGCAGGGGCTCGTGTTTTGCCCGGATGGCGACCCGGCGAACGGCGTTTTTCTGCCCTGCCTTCCCGATGATGACCATGAAGCCGCCAGCACGGACACCAGGGTCCTGAAGGCGATCTCGCCGGAAGGCAAGACGCTGACGATCAACGATGACGGCTTCGCCTTTGAGGGCGATGTGAAGATCGAAGGCGCATTCGACGTGACCGGTGCTTCCTTCACCCACAACGGCACGAACGTTGGCCACGACCACAAACACGACAAGGTCAAACGCGGCCCAGAACTCACAGGAGAACCCGTATGAGACGTTCCCCCGCACCTCAAGCTGAAGCCAAGAAACCACCGCTCTTCACCTTTGATGTGAAGAAGGCGTTTTACCGGTACGGCCGCCCAATCAAGCCGGATGATCCGGAGATCAAAAAGAACGGCGTGAAGATGTCCAAGGAGACCGCCCGGTTCCTTGTGACGAACGGCACATTGGAGCTGCGCGAAGACAAGTCCGCGGCTGAAAAGCCGAAGGGCAAATAATCGATGGCCGGGTATGACGCAGAGACGGGACGGCGGATCTATGGGGACGCGCGGATTGTGCAGGCGGTCAAACGCCTGCTTAAAACGCACGGCTCATTGATCATGCGCCGTCACCTGACCTGCGATCTGCCCAGGTCCATTGGCAGGCCCGGCAATCCGTATGAAGTCCAACTTGTCCGGGCCGGTGTCGCCGAGGCCATCCAGACCCACGAAAAGCGGCTTGAGCTGAAGACCATCCGCTTTGGCGGTGAAGACGATGGGGTGACGCCGGAACAAGCCGCCGATGGCGAACACCGCGTCTACATCAACGCGATTTCCAAAGAGACCGGAAACCCGATCGACTTGAGCGAGGTGATCTCATGAGCCTTGCGTTCGGTGTGGTTCCAATCGGTGATCAGACGCCGCCGTCGATGGTTGAGGAAATCGACTATTCGAAACTCTATCAGCGCCAGCTTGAGAAATACTCCGAGCTGGACACTGAGTTTGAAGACAGCAGTGAGTTTGAGCCGGTGCGCGCGCACCTTGGCGCAGACGCCCATGCGGAAATGCTGGTGCGCCAGCGGATCAACCAGGCGTCCCGTGCCAACCGGCTGGCGACCGCAGAGAAAGCGGATCTTGATGTCTGGGGATGGGAGCGCCGAACACCGCGCCTGGTTAAAAGCGAAGGCGACCCGGATGCTGTGCCGCCCGTTCCGGCCGAAATGGAGGCCGATGACGATTACCGGCACCGGATCTGGCTTGCGCCAGCCGCTTGGTCCGTTGCCGGTCCGGGCGATGCCTATGAGTATTGGGCACGCTCTGTCCCCGGTCTTCTGGATGTTTGGGCAGACAGCCCAAGCCCCTGCCTCATTGATATCTGGATCGCACCGCTTGACCTTTCCGCGCCCGCATCAGTGGATCTGTTATCTGCAGTTTACGAAGCATGTTCTGCAAAGACTGTCAGACCGATCGGAGACAGGGTCACACCTCGGCCTGCGACAATCATCGAGTTTAGCCGGACGGCTGTTCTGAAGATTAGCAACGGCCCCGGCCAAGCGGAGATCCTGGAAGCCGCACTTGCATCCTGGCAGCAGATGCTCGCGAACCGGTCCCGCATTGGGATCGGAATTCCGCTGTCTGTGCAGTATGCGGCCTTGTCCGTCCCCGGTGTTGAGTGGGTGGATCTGCAAGCTGCCGGTGATGTTGCCGTGGGTCCAACGGAAATCGCCCGGTGCACCACGCTCTCTTTGAGCGCGGAGGTCATCAATGGCTGATCCGAGAACACTCCCGACAGACTATGCCACCGAACACGAAAAGCGTGTCTTCTCCGTAGGTGATCCGGGCGTTGAAGTTTTGCGCGGCGAGGTCGCCGATTTAAAGCACTTTAACGACCCGTTTAAAGTGCCTTCAAAGTACCTTGCATGGCGGGCGCATGAGGCCAAAGCCCCATTTTGGGATCCCGACTGGACGGAAGCCCAGCAACGCCGCGCGATCGACGCCTTATGGGAGATCCACCGAACAGCTGGAACGGAACCGGCCGTGCGCCTGGCGCTTTCCTTGCTCAACATCAACGCCGAGATTGTTGAATGGTTTGAGAAAGCGCCGGAAGGGGTTCCAGGCACGTTCGATATCATCGGTGAAGTGAACGGTACGGATCTGTTTACCGACAAGATCTGGCGGCTGGCCTTTGCTGCGATCGACAGTTCCAAACCGCTGTCCCGGCACTATTCCCTGCGCTTGCTGACCGCAAACACCACGCCGGTTTATGCAGGCGTTTTCCCTTTGGTCCGGCTGGTTATTACCGCCTTTCCGCTGGCCATTGCGCCGCCGGAAGTGACGGCACAGGCCCGCGCCGGTGTTTCTTCCCTCATCCGTCTTTTCATCACAGCACATCCGAAGGAGGTTTGACGTGCAGACCACCTATTCCATCCTGACGACCACCGGAAAAAACAAGGAAGCGTTATCGCTTGCCAATGCTGTGCCGCTTGTCCTGACCGAACTTGCCTTTGGTGATGGCAACCGCATCCCGTCCGGTGGTGAAACCGCACTTGAAAATGAGCTGATCCGAAAGCCGATCATTGCCCAGGGTGTCGCGACAGGTGCGCCGAATGCATCCTATTTTGACGCGCTTCTGGAGGCCGACGACGGGCCATTTGTTATTCGCGAAGCCGGGCTTTTCGATCAAGACGGCGACATGATCGCGGTCGTTCACTACGACCCGCCGATCAACAAGCCGGTGGCTGGGTCCGGACAAAATGCGGAAGCCCAGATCCGCACGGTTATCGCCTTCTCCGATCTGGAAAACCTCGTGATCCAGATCCAGACCATCGGCGCTTATGTCCCCGCAAACCGCCAGATCAACACTCAAGAAGGCTTGATCGGCGGCGGAGACCTCTCGGCCGACCGCACCTTGAAACTGGCGATCGAAGGGCTCGCCCCGATCAACGCGTCTCAGATCGATATGGATGAAGATGCGTTCGTGCTGAAGGACACCTCGGCCGAAGAACACAAGCGCGTGTCGCCTACCGAGGCGGCGAAGGCCTTGGGCGGTGCGCCCTTTGCAACGAATGAGGCGACTGTTGAGGGCGTAAGCACGGAACTCAAGGTGCACCCGCAGGGCCTGAAGGCCGCTCTCTCCAGCCACAGCTCTTCCCCTGAAAACAGAGCCACGCGTTTGTTTGCGCGTGTCGGATTGTAAGGACCGGCCATGACTTTGGAAGCCACACAAACAGCACTCCTGGACGCTTTGTCTACTGCTGCACAAACCTATGATCCGGCAACCGGTACCGCCGAACAGGCGGAGCTTGCAGCCGCTCAGATCCTCGTACGAAACGCTCTTCTGTCGGGGGCCCAATCCGGTAGTGGGGCGGCCGGTACAAGTGCATCCGGGCCGGGATCGAATGGCTATTCGCGCAGAGCCATGTTCCTGACGGCTGGCGCATACAGCTGGACAGCTGCAGCTGACGGGAAAATCCGGATACAGGCTCTCGGCCCTGGCGGCGGGGGTGGCCAGCGCAGACCCGGTGCCGGGGGTGGTTTTGCCGAACTCGACATCGAAGTCGTTGCGGGCGACGTCTTTACCGTCACTGTTGGCGGTGGCGGGGATGGCGCGATCCACAATGTGGATGGCAACAACGGCGGCACCACGACTGTGATCTGCGCAGCCCGAGGCGTCAGCCTTGTTGTGAACGGTGGTGAAGGCGGCAAGGCTGCAGGTGCTGCGGGTGGCACGGCCACGGGCGGCGATGTCAACCGCACCGGAGGCGCTGGGTCCGCAACGGTGGTGCTAGGTGGCGGCTCATCCGGTGGCCCGAGATCTGACGGGTTCGAGGCACTAGATGCAGGCGGATCCGGCTGGGGCGGGCCGTCCAACAATGGAACCGGTGCGTCCAGCCATTTTCCCGGCCGCAGCAGCTTGGCGAGTGAGACCGCAGCGTCGGGTCTGACCGCCCGAGGCGGGATCACCTACGACACAACGTATGGCTATGCCGACCCGTTTGGTCACAGCGCTGACTGGTGGGACCTCCATGACATGGACGGCGGCGGTGGCGCGCGCTCCAAAACGCTTGGTGCCGATGGCGGTACCGGCGCTGGCGGCGGTGGGTTCAGCAGCTTTCAGCAAGGCGGCAATGGCGGTTTTGGCGGCGGTGGCGGCGCAGCCCAAATCGGCGGCCATGGCGGCAATGGCGGTGGCGGCGGTGCGGGAGCCGGGACCACTGGCGGGGCTACCGGTGGCAACGGCGGAGACGGTGCCGTCCTGATTTTCTTCAACGCGGCCTGAGGAGCTTCCCCATGAAACATGCGCGCATCGTTGACGGTATCGCCGTTGAAATCGTGTCCTGGAACCCGTCCGGCCGGTATCCGGCTGATTGGGTCTGGATCGAATGTCCGGACACGACGGTTCAAGGGGCGGCCTATGACGGCGAGACCTTCACCAATCCTCCCGCACCAGATGCGGGCGAGCCTGTCCCGATCTACAGGACACTTGTAACCCCGCGAGAGTTCCAGCGCCTGTTCACTCATGGTGAGCGTATGGCGATCGACCGGGCGCGGGACCAGGCGGTGATTGACGCGATTTCAGATGACACGCAGCGCGAAACCGCCCGCGAGCTGAAGCGCGCCCTGGACATCTTTTTTGGCGATCTGGAAGACCCGCAGCTTGAAGACGTGGACGTCCAGCATCCGGACATTGCGCTTGGCCTGGAAAGCGTGCTGGCGGCCGGGCTGATCGAAGATCACCGGCCTGCGGAGATCCAACAAGGATGGCCGCTGTGATCCGCCTCAAATCCCAAATTTTCGCGCCGATCGAAACCGGCAAACGCAGGGCGCGCATCTAGCGCCGGAGAGAAAGGAAGACTGTCATGTCTACGAACTACAAACACGGCGTCTTCGCGAGCGATAAAACCGCCGCGACACCGCGCATTCGTGTCGGCGATGCCGGTGAAATCATCATGTACGGCACCGCGCCAGCTGCCGACAACGACAAGTTCCCGCTCAATGTGCCAACGCCGATCCTGGGCGATATCGCGCAGGTCGATGATCTCGGCACGCAGGGCACCTTGAAAGCAGCCTTGAAGGCGACTTGGCGGCAGTACAAGCGGCAGTCCGGCAAGATTGCAGTTGTGCGTGTGGAAGAGACGGTGGATCCCGCCCAGCAGAAAGCTGCGATTATCGGCAGCGAGACGGACAAGTCCGGCATCTACGCAGGCTTGGCTTGTAGCGGTTTGCTTGACTTTGAGCCGGATCTCCTGTGTGCACCGGGCTTTGCCAACGCGGCTGCTGGACCCGAGGCCGACGCGGTCATCAACGCAATGACCGATGTTGCTGATCGTATCCGGTCGTTCGTGTTTGCCGATGGCCCGAACACCACGACGGCCGACGCCATTGCGGCACGCCAGAACTACAATTCTGACCGGCTCCAGATCATTGATCCGCACGTGTTGATGTTCGACACGGATGCAGCCGACACGATCAACATGCCGGGATCTGCGATCTATGCCGGTCTGCAATCCCGGCTTGATCTGGAAGAGGGTTTTTGGTGGTCGAACGACAACAAGGACGTGAACATCGAAGGGATGGCACGCCCGATCGATTGGCGGCTTGGTCAAACCAACTCTGAGGCGAATATCTTGAACGCCTCTGACATCTCTACCCTCTATCGGAAGAAGGGCTTTTGGACTTGGGGCGGCATGACCCTTGATCCCGCCCGCGCCTTGGGCGGCACCATCGTCGGCCGCCGTGTCGCCGACAAGCTCTATGACAGCCTGGAAGGCGGCTTGCTGCCGTTCATCGGTAAGCCAACCAAAATCCATGCCATTCGCCACATCGGTTCAGTCGCCCATGAGTTCGGCCTTGGGCTGATGCAGAAAGGCGCTTTGAACGGCTTCAGGTTCGAGCTGCCGGAAGACCTCAACACTCCGCAGCAGATCGCCGATGGGATCTTGTTCTTCAAGCTTGAATTTATTGAGGCAACGCCGATGCGCGTGATCGAGGTTTGGGGCTACCGGGTGCCGGGTATGTACCGGGAATTCCTGTCGCTGGCCTCCGCGCAAGCTTCGTTCACCGCGACACTGGCCGATATCGGCGCTGCTGCCTAACCTCTGAAAGGAACCGGTCCAATGGAATTTGGCAAACAACAGGAAGAGCTGACAGTCTGGATCGACGATATGGATCTGGGCGGCTCGGTCTCTTCCGTCAAACCGATCATCAAGCGCAAGACCGAAAGCCGCCGACCGGGCGGCAGCCGGGGGAGCCTTGTTAGTTTCCACGGCATTGAAGAACTCGGTGTGGAAATGGTCTTCACCACGCTGACCCCGAAGCTCTTCGAGTTACTCCCAAGCCGGACACTTGCCCAAAAGACGCTCTTTGCGCGGGGCAGTTTCATTGACGAGTTCACCGGCGATGTTTCCTCGCTGGTTCACGAGTTCCGGGGCCGGTGCACGAACCCGGATTTCGGTATGGAACACAAGGCTGGAGAGCAGATCGAGCTGACCGTGGAAATGGCTCTTGTCTTCTACCGTGAGGAATTTGCCGGAGCGGAGAAGATGTACATCGACCTTCGCAACAACATCGTCCGCATGAACGGCGAGGACGAAACCGAAGCCACGAATGCAGCGCTCGGCCGGTAACGGCCCGCGCGTTTAAACCCCGCTTTAAAACCCCTTTTAAGGACCTTTCAAAATGCCCCAAGTTGAAGTCGAACTTGCCTCCGCCCTGACGATCGACGGACAGACTGTCACCACACTCACTTACACGCGCGAACCAACCGGCAATGACCTTGGCCGGTTCACCACCATGGACCTGTTTGAGGGCAACGTGAAAGCCCTTGCTCATGTTGTGCCGAAAATCGCCCGGCCGCACATTTCCAACGCTGTTGTCAAAGGCATGACCACCGGCAATCTGACCGCTCTTGCCATGGGCTTTGCGGCTTTTTTGGAACACTTGGATGTGTCGTCCATGGCGAAGGTGAAGGAGACGACTTCGACTTCGCCGAATGGTGGAACAGCGGAGACGGCTTCCAAGTCACAAGGCCAGAAGACTTAGACCAGGTCTATTACGAGATATCCGCAGCTTTCCGGTGGACGATCGGAGAGCTGCGGGACCTCCCATTTTCCGAGCTGTACCGCCACTGGCTGAACGCCCGGAAGATCCTTCAGGAACAATTGGAAGCGGCCAAGAAAGCCGAGCGGGACAATGGGTCAAGAACTAAGGGCACGCGTATTTCTTGAACTTCGGGACAGGTTGCGCGGTCCCGCTGCCAAAGCCCGTGACCGCCTGAGGGAAATCTCCGGTACCGCGCGCACCCTTCGAAAGGATATGCGCGGTGCCAGCGCCGGGTCAGACAGCCTCGGCCGGTCCATGAAATCCACCGCCCGCGAGACCCTGAAAGCCGCCCAAAGCCAAAACCGACTGATCAATGAGTTCCGTAGTCTCAAAGGCCAATCCCAATCCCTGAAACAGCGCCTTGCCGAGACACAGGGCAAGCTTTCGGCGCTCGCCAAAGAAGGCAAGACAACCGGTGCCGAGTTCTCGCAACTCACGCGCAAAGCGTCTCATCTGAAAAAAGAGCTGGGCCAGCAGAACGAACGGCTGGAGCTGGCACGGCGGCGGCTGAAGGATGCGGACGTTGCAACAGATGGCCTTGCTTCAGCGCAGCGATCGGCGCGCAGTTCCATCCGCTCCACTACCTCAGCCCTTGAAGCTCAAACCCGTGAACTGAAACGGACCGAACGCCGCCTGCAAGCGCTGGATCGGCTGACTGAGAAGCGGCGGGCGCAACGGGACCGGATGGCGGGCATCGGCCTTGGTATGGGCGCAGCTGGTATCGGCACGATGTATGCCGGCGCTCAAGCCGCGCGGCCGGTGAAACACTCCGCAATGGAGTATGGCAGTTTTGAAGAACAGATGGACGCGGTGGCGGCCATCGCCCGAGTCTCACAAAACAGCAAGACCTATAAAGGGCTGACCGGACTTGCCCGTGAACTTGGCGGTAGTACCAGTTTCTCCGCTCTACAGGTCGGTTCGGCCATGGAATTCCAAGCCATGGCGGGTTTCAGTCCGGAGCAAATCACGGCTTCCATTGCCGATGTGCTGGATCTGGCCAAAGCCACCAAGACAGATCTCGGCGCGACCTCTGACATTTCATCCAACATTCTCTCAGCGTTCGGGCTGGATCCGAGTGAAATGCAACGGGTCGCCGATGTGCTGACCGCCACCACGACGCGCGCCAACGTGAACCTGTCCATGCTGGGCGAGAGCATGAAATACGTTGGCCCGGAAGCTAAGGCGCTCGGGGTTTCACTGGAGGAAACCGCCGCTATGGCCGGTCTCCTCGGGAACGTCGGCATTCAGGGAAGCCAGGCGGGCACATCCATGCGCGCGATCTACCAGCGCCTAGCAGCGCCTGCCAAGGCCGGTGCGGATGCCTTGAAGAAAATCGGTGTACAGGCGCGAGACGCCGAAGGGAATTTGCGATCCGTTCCGGACCTGCTGCTGGAGATAGGCGAGGCCACCCAAAACATGGGCTCGGCCGAGCGCAAGGAGATCTTCAAGGACATTATTGGGATGGAAGCCGGATCAGCGTTCTCGGCACTGATCGACGATGAAGGTTTTGCGGTTTTCAAAAAGCTTCTTTCTGACCTAGGCAACGTTGAGGGCGAAGCCAACCGGGTCGCCACGCAGATGGGCGACAACCTGCCCGGCGATGTCAAAGCATTCAATTCAGCCGCCAGCGAAGTATCTCTGACCCTTGGCGAAGCTCTTAATCCGGCCTTGCGCGAGGCAACGCAGCTGTTGACCGGTCTTGCCCGCGACACAGCCGCCTGGATGAAGGAACACCCACGGCTGACGAAATGGATCGGCTTTACCGCGATCGCGATCGCGGGCCTGCTGGTTGTTGGTGGCGCGCTCTTGACGTTCTTAGGAACGGCCATGCTGTGGAGCGCTGGCCTGAAATACGGGCTCTTCATGCTTGGAGCCAGCGCCGTTCGTTCAGGCGGTGCGCTGGCGCTCTTGGGCAAGGTCTTTAAGGGGCTCACAGGACTGAAGCCGCTCAAATGGGCCATGTTCATTCCAAAGCTGATCTGGAGTGCCTTTGTCTCAGTGTTCAAATGGGGCGCTTACATTACAAAACTGTCCTGGCGCGGTCTTGTTAGTGTCTTGAGATGGCTGAGCTTCATTCCAAAGATCGCCTGGCGGGCCTTCCTGCCTGCGCTCAAGTGGACCAGTCTTCTTGGCAAGTTGTCCTGGACGATGCTGATCACACCACTCAAATGGGGTGCGCGGCTGATACCGGGGATTGGCTGGGCGCTTCTGGCGGGGCAGCTGCTTTGGTCGCTTCTCATCAAACCAATGGGCTGGGATGAATATATCCCGGAATTCAGCTGGCCGGAGTTTGAGGTTCTGGACTGGTCTACATGGGTGCCGGAGGTCAACCTCTCAGAGAAAGGCCGACAGGCCATTCAAAGCCTTTGGGATGGCGCGGTTCAAAAGTTCGATCAGTTCATCGAGTTCATAAAGTCTATCCCGTCTCGTGTTGTCAGCGCGTTTGGCAAGATAGATTTGTCGGGGGCAATCACATTGCCGTCTATCTCCTCAATCTGGAGTGGTTCCGCAGCCAAGCCGTCTGGTGAAACAACCGACGCCTACGCAACGGGTGGCACCGTGCGCCGAACCGGCCCTATGCTTGTCGGCGAACGCGGGCCAGAGCTTCGGTATGGCTCCAAGGGCGAATTCATCGCCCATAACCGCCAGCTCCGGCAAATGGCGAGCCTCGCCAAAGCGGGCCGACGTTTGGCGGCCGGTACCGTCGCTGCCGCATCCATGACCGGGGCCGTTGCCGCAGAACCAGCACCACCGCTCTTGCCACAGATTGCGGCTCATGGCGGTAGCACAGGTGAAACTGCGTCTGCCTCCGGAACGAGCGGGCAAACGATCAACTACAACTCGTTCGAAATCACGATCCACATCGAAGGAGGCGGCTCCAGCGAAGCCCAAGGCCGCAAAGCTGCCGATGCCTTTGTCCGGCAACTCAACAAGAGGCTGACAGACTGATGGACAGGCCGATTGCATCGCTCTCCCGTTTCATCTTTTCGCCTTTGCGCGGGTCTTATGAGCAGCTGGAGGAGATCTGGCGGTTCTCCTGGGCAAAGCCGAGGCCGATCGGCTCCCGGCCGGTCAAACAGTGGATGGGCGTTGGGGATACCGAGATCACCATTTCCGGAGGGATCTGGCCGGAGCTTCAACCGGAAGGAACGTTCAAGATTGAACAGATCGCCGAGCAAGCCGGGCGTGGTCAACCCATGTCGCTTTTGCTTGGAAGCCGGTCTTTGGGTCTTTGGTGCATCGAGGAAATCAAGAAGACCAGCACCTTGATTGAATTTGACGCGATCCCCGGCGCGATCGAGTTTGAAATCAAGATGTCGAAGGACTGACGGCCATGAGCTTCTCCTATGCCCGCCAGGATGACACGGTCGAACTCATGGTCTTTGAGCACTATGGCCGCCAAGACGGACGCCTGGTTGAACGGGTGATCGACCATCTTGACAACCGTCACCTTGCAGACCTTCCGGAATTCTTGCCTATTGGCACAGCCGTGTTCATGCCGGTGATAGAACCGTTGCGCCAGCCGGAAGACCGGCTGATCGTCAACCCGTGGGACCGGTAAGCTATGGCGCGGACCCCGGATTTTCGAGTTGTTGTAGGCGGTCAGGATATCAGCTCCTACCTCGTGGACCTTATTGAACGCGGCAAGCTGATGACGGTGGAAGTCACCGACAATTCCGGCAAGGAAGCCGACAGTATCCAGATCGATGTTGTTCGGGACGGCACCATTCCAATCCCGGCCAAAGGTACCTTGATTGAATGTGAGTTTGGCTGGCTTGGAACAGGCCGCCGCGACTATGGCATGTTCTACAGCGACCAACCGCAAACCAGCGGCAGCGGTAGCGGCGATGAAGGCCACAAACTGTCTATCAGCGGCACCTCGGCTGATATGAGCGGCACGCTGAAACAGCAGCGGACCCAATCCTATGACAGGAAGACGGTCGGCGAGATCGTCAAGGAGGTGGCTGGCCGCAACAAGCTGATCGCAGCTGTTGCCGATACGATCGCCAAAATCAAGATCCCGCATATCGACCAGACACAGGAAAGCGATGCCAATTTCCTGACGCGTTTGGCCGACGATCTGGGAGTATCCTTCAAGCCCAAAATGGGCCGTTTGCTGTTCACCGAGCGCGGTGTTCCGAAGTCGATCGGCGGCATTCCTTTTCCCGATATCGAGTTCCCGGCCGACGAGATCCTTGACTACACCTGGGCGGGTCCGGAGCGTGGAAACTTCCAATCGGTCAAGGCTACTTGGCATGACCAGGCTAAGGCAACGCGCCAGTCTTACATTGCCGGGTCCGGCGAGCCGCAACGGGTCTTGCCGCGAACCTATGCGAGCGAAGCGGAAGCCACACGGGCGGCTGATGCCGCGTTAAAGGACGGCACTGCATCTGGCGAGACTGCCAGCGTAACGCTGGTCGGCAATCACAACGTTTTCGCGGAGAGTAAGATCAGCCTGATCGCACCTAGGCAAGCGCCCGAGCTGGGCGGGTCCTGGTCGGTTCAAGTCGCTCGCCAGCGGCTATCTGTTGACGGCTATGCAACGCCGGTGGAATTGGAGAGGGAGCGGTGATGAGTTGTAGTCTAAGATCATCAATACCTCGATCAGCCTTATATTTGGGTTCGAAGTAGATTGGCGCGATATATTGAGCAAACGGCCGGGTTTATGATGTTGAAATGCTCTGATTACTAGTTGCTAACCAGAAGAGAATTTAACGCACTTGGTCGATGATTTGCGGTCGCCATTTAAGGCCAAGCAATAAGATTCTGGAACACTATTTGGCTTGAAGAGAACAGTTTCGCCCGGTTCGATGAGACCGTGAAGCCTGTGAACCGCTACTGTTCCGGCAGCTGGCCCTCTAGCCCGAACGCTTCTAACTGGGCAATGGGCTGACCAATTGGGTAGAGCGATTCTGCGGAACTGGCCACGGTGTTCTCCCGTTGGCCGCAGCTTATGCATTCCGAACTCTCAGGGCTGCCTATTTTGAGGGGGGATCAAACCGAATAACGGCGGAAAACGAACGTTCGAACCATACCTGAAAGGTCAGGTTCATGCTGTGAAACCCCTAAAAGCAAGCCGTATTCTATAGGACATGTTTCAATTGCTATTGGAGGTTGATAAGGAGTTAGATTTACAGTCGAATAGTGAAAAGCATACAACAGGGGGCCTTGAATTGGTCGATTTACCTCCAGTCCTCGTAGATTCTGTTAAGGAGCAGCGCGCGATTCTCTTTCTCGGGGCAGGTGCGAGTTGGGGCGCCATGCATCCAAAAGGGCACAAAATTCCTCAGGGAGACGCTCTTCGCGATTTGATTTCTGACAAGTTTTTGGGCGGCGAGTTGAAAGACAAGCCGCTTACGACAGTCTCAGCCATTGCTTCTAAGGAAGCGGGATTAGCTGCATTCCAGTTGTTTATCCGCGATTTATTTTTACCGTATGAACCTGCCGATTTCCATCGGATCATACCGAAATTCCGTTGGCGTCTAATCGCCACAACCAACTTTGATTTGATCGTTGAAAAGGCCTACGAATCAGAGCCAACGTCACCTCAGAATATTGTTAAGACCGTAAAGGATGGGGATAGTTTTGATACTCGTCTGTCAAGAGAAACCAATCCCGTAGGGTTTTATAAGTTACACGGGTGCATTGATCATTCTGCTGAATTAGACATCCCTCTAATATTGGGGAGTGAGCAATATGCGAGTTACGAGAAAAATAGAACGCGCTTTTATGCTCGGTTTCGGGATCTTGGTATGGATTATCCCATTATATTTGCGGGGTACTCGATCTCAGATCCACATATTCAGCGCTTTCTATTTGATCTTACCGACCAGCAAATAGCTCGCCCACCGTACTATATGATATCACCAGACCTGAGCGACCTTGAGATAAGATACTGGGCTGGGTACAATGTAGTCTGTATCAAGGCTACCCTACAAAATTTCCTAGAATCTCTTGACAACGCCATTCCGGAAATCGCGCGTGCGTTACCAATTAGCGTTGGAGGTGGAGAGCTATCGATCCGGAGACATTACCGAGTTCGTGATGCCGAAGAGTCGCAATTGGTTCTCACATATCTTGAAACTGATGCGCATCATATCCATTCCGGACTAGTGCCAAGTCCCCAAGAGGCGAGCAAATTCTATAATGGCTATGACAACGGCTTTGGCAGCATCGTACAGAATCTGGATGCTAAGCGCGCGATAACGGATTCTGTCCTTGTCGATGCAGTTCTGCTTGCTGATGAAGATCGGAAGCAGGTCGAACTGTTTTTGCTTAAAGGGCCAGCAGGAAACGGAAAGACGGTGGCGCTCAAACGAATAGCGTGGGAGGCTGGCGTCACATATGACCAGTTGGTCTTTTATGTCGATAGCTCTGCTGGGATTCGAGTTGACCCAATCGCTGAAGTCCATCGCCTGACTGGCAAGCGGATCTATCTGTTTGTCGATCACGTGGCGCTTGTCAGAAATGAATTAAGAGACTTGCTCAGCTCAGCTCGGTCAAGATCTATTCCGTTGACTATTATTGGCTCTGAAAGGGACAACGAATGGAGCATGTATTGCGATCAGTTGGAGCCATTTCTTATCCAGGATTTCTCAGTCAGATATCTTAGTGAGAGTGAGATAAGGGATCTACTAACTTTGCTTGAGCGGCATCGTGCATTGGGTCTCCTGGAGACATATTCGAAAGAAGATCGGATACGAGCCTTTACGCAAAGAGCCGAGCGACAGCTCTTGGTTGCTTTGCATGAAGCAACATTAGGCACCCCTTTCGAAGACATTCTGTTTGATGAATTCCGCAGGATTGAACCTGCTACGGCCAGAGAACTTTACTTGGACATTTGCGCACTTCATCAGTTTGGAGCACCGGTCAGAGCTGGTCTTATTTCCCGCGCGTCTGGTATTGGATTTGAGCAGTTTACAAAGGATTTCATTTTACCACTTCGAAATGTCGTGCAAATCGTTGAAGACAACCACTCCAAAGACATCCACTACACCAGCCGCCATCGGCATGTGGCCGAAATTCTATTCAATAGGGTGTTACCAGCTGCCGACGATAGGTTCGACCTTCTCGCGCGGCTCCTGCTTGCGATCAATGTAGACTATTCCTCTGATCGGGAAACATTCGCACGAATGATCCGCGGACGGGGGATCGTAGAATTGTTTTCGAACATTGAGCTTGGCAGACTTTTTTATGATCGAGTTCAAGATGCGTCACCCAACGACCCGTTTGTGTTTCATCAAAGAGCAGTATTTGAGATGCAGCACCCGGGAGGATCTCTTAGTCAAGCTGAGACAGCCGCCGCCCGTGCTTCTGAATTAAATCCGACAAACCACAGCATTCAACACACACAGGCGGAAATTTCTCGCCGGCTCGCTAACGAGACTACAGACCCGTTACGCAAACAGGCGCTACGCCGCGCAACTAGGGAGAAGCTCGGCAATTTTGCGAACAGACTGAGCGAATACGACTATTACACTAAGGCTCGGGTAGCGATAGATGAGTTCCGAGAGTTGTCAGATACCTTAGCCACGGATAACGATGATCCACCTTCCCGAGCACTATTGAATGCGGCGAAGGAAGCAGAGACAGCAATTCAATCAGGTCTACAATTGCACCCAGAAAACGCGGATCTATTGGCCGCAGAAGCTACCTTTAGGGATATTCTCAATCAGGGAGATCGCGCGCAAAGGGTTCTAGAGAAGGCATTTAGCTCGAATCCGAGGCAAGATTGGCTCGCGGTACGCTTGGCTCGCAGATATTTTCAGTCTGGCCAAGTCGACCAGTCGCTTGAAGTCCTTGAAAAATGCCTCCAAGACAACCCTTCTAGCAAGATTGCCCACCTACAGCTCGGTCGGATAATGCTCGAAACCGGCGATGTGGCGGCGATTGAGCATCTGCGAAGAGGTTTCACTGAAGGTGACAATCAATTTGAAGCGCAATTCTGGTATGCACGCCAGCTTTTTTTAACAGGTGAATATTCCTCCGCAGAACAGGCGTTCGGCAACCTGAATGAGCGCGCTCCAGGACGGTTCAGAACTCGAGCTGACACATTTGTTGAGAAAGAGGGTGGTCCCTCGGAATTCAACGGAACAATCGCCCGGAAAGAGGAAGGATACGCTTTTATTAATATACCTCCATTTCCTCGTGGGATCTTTGCTTCGCGAAGCGAGAGTGATCCTGAGTCCTGGGAGCTACTATCCAGAGGGGACAACGCCAAGTGTAACATCGCTTTTAATCGGCGTGGCCCTCGCGCAGTTATGGTGGAACAGCGCTAG